CGTTCGAGGAGATCGAGGCGCAGGAAGTGGCTGACGACGCCGATGTTTTGACGCCGGTCCAGGAGGCGCTGGTCGAGATGCGGGCGCGATTGGGGATGACGCAGCCTCAGTTGGCGTATCGGCTGGGCGTGAATCCGGTGACGGTGTGCCGGTGGGAGACGGTGCGGCCACCGAAGGGGATTTTCCTCTATAAACTCGCCGATTTCGCGCGGGAAGTGGAAGACCAAGCGGTGGCGGCGGTGTTCGACAAGGCGATCCTCTATGCCGAGCGTGGAACATGGCGTGGAACACTACCGGGAAGTGCGTGGAACGCCCGTGAAACAAGGAGGAGGCGCATGAGAATCGTGCAGTTCAAGCAGCATCCGGACATGGCCCCGGTGTGGTTCAACGCCGACCATGTGGCGGCGGTGGTGGCCGGGTCGAGCGGGCGACCGACAATGGTGGAGACGGTGGGCGGGGGCACGTACTCGATCTTCGAGGCGGCGGAGACGGTGATGGACGACATTGCGAAGGCCGAGGACGAAGGATGAGACTGACCCAGTTGCATTTGACCGAGGCGGCGATGGCCGAAGCGCGCCGGCTGACCGAAAAGAAGACCATCGAGGAGTACCGGGCGGCGGCGGAGCGGGCCCTGACGACCCATGCCGAACTGGTGGCCTTTCGCACGCGGCTGCGCAAGCTCATGGTAGAAAAAAAGCAGCGTGAGCGAGTCAACGATCCAACCGAGCGTCAACCGGGGGCCTGACGGAACACCGGCCCATCCGAAGCCGCTTAACCTGCATACCTGCGCGAAGGGGCCGTTGCTGCTGCGGTCGAAGAAACGCTCCTGCGAGCAGTGCGCCTCGGCCGCGCACCTGACCAAGATCTTTTTCGGGCCCCGGACGTGCGAAGGGAACCAGCCGCACCTCTACGACGGGCCGGTGATCACCGAAAACGCCGGCTTGTGGTCTTCAAGGACGTGCTCGCGGTGCGGAAGACTCGCTATCACGGATACCGTGTGGGAGTGAAAACGACATGACCATCAACGAAGCGATGACGGCGGTGATGGACCGGATGCGCGTGGACTTCCCGTGGGAAGTGATCCTCGACGCGGACGAGCCGATGGTCATCGTCAAAGTGCCGATGGAGGACCACAAGGCCATCAACGACAAGAAAACGGGCCCCATCTTGCGCCTGGCGCGCGCCATCGCTGACGAGCACGGGTTTACGATCACCGGGGGCCGCGCGGTCCACAAAGGCAATATCCGCGGGTTCGGGCTTTTGATCGGAGTCGGCTAGATATCGAGCGGAGCGGGGCTCCACTCCGCGTCGGGCGGGGCAGTGGCCTTTTCAAACTCTTGCCGGAACAACTCGCGCCGGGCGGCGAGCTCCTCTTCGCTCACGCCGCGCGTGAACAGCTTCTCGCCCTGGTGCTTCTGGGAAGCGGCGAGCTTCTGGATGATCTCCCACCGCTCCCGGCGCTGCACGAGGATGTTGTAGGCGTTCGCACTGCCGATCTCCTGGATCGCGTCGTCGCAGGCGTGCTCGAACACTTCAATGGCGAGCGTAATCTTCCCGTTCATGTAACCAACTTTCCGTCGTCGTAGATGGCAATCGAATCCTCGATGACGCGCGGGGTGGCGAACGAGCCGAGCATCATGGCTTCGTCGGCTTCCTGTTTGCCCTTCTCGATCCGGTAGGCGAGGTACTCGCGCGCCTCCGCTACGGTTTGAAACTTCATCAGGTGCTCGGCGTGGGGCGTGGCAAAACGCAGCAACACCTTGTTGTCCGAAGGAAACTTAAAATCCGGATCGCCCGCGAACATCAGACCTTTTCCTCGCAAAACGTGGGATCCGGGACCGGCGGTTGGTGCATGGCGGCGGGCGCGTACGAGATCTCGCGCAGAATTCTGGCTAAATCCCGCGACTGGACGACGGATAGCTTGGTCCCGGCGGGCGCGTCGAACACCAGCTTCCACTCGTCGTTCTGTTCAAGGACCGTCGTTACTTGGATGCCGTGAATGTCCATTCGTTTCTCCTTACGCCAGTTGCCCGGCGGTCATTTGGCCTTTGCGCGACCGGAGCTCGCGCCGCCGCGCCGTCAGGCGAGCCATCGCGCCTCCTGGCGTACGCACCGAAAATACGTGGTACGGCGACATTTGGCTCGCCCGGCCGGCAACGTGGCATCCCGAGCAGGAGAATTCCCCCGTGGGAGCCAGCGTCACTTCCAGTTTCAAACACACCGGGCACTTCAGGTTAGAAATGTGACTTGTACTCATCGTGCGACTCCGTCCGTTGCAGGACGTCCCACCGCTCCGTGCCGGGGTTCCATGCCATCGGCGCTTTACAGGTGATGCAGCAGTTGGGCAGGTGCAAACTGGCGAAGGCCGGCGCATGGCCGAAAATCTTGCACGCCACTTCGCGGAGCCACTTCGACTGGAACCACTTCATTTCTTTTTTCCTTGCGAGCGGGCGAAGTCCATCGCCGCTTTCTGATGCATTTCGAGCAAGCTGAAGTCGGTCTTAGACATCGTGCCGTGACTGGGGTTGTAGATGTCCACTTCGAGGCGCGGCTTCATCACGCCGAGCGGGTCGACGCCTTGCGGAGTCGGGTCCGAATTGCGACAGCCTGGGCAGTGTTCTGACATGGGATTCCTCGTCAAAACCGGGCGCGGGTCTGATAAGGCCATCTTCGCGGGATCACCTCACCGCGCCCGGCTCTCTTGCTAAAGGAGGACTCCAGCGTATCATTTCCGGGGCTTTGCGCAAAGCAATATGTTAGAGTGAGGTTGTCGCTTCACCTCGACATCCGAGCGCCGCGGAATCTGCGCCAACAGACCCACGGCGCTCTCCCGTTTCCGAGATGCGGAAGGTGAACGGGAGAGGTGAAGAATGGCAAAGGCGAAGAACAAAGAGGAGCAGCCCAGGATCGATATCGCCGTGATTCTCGAGATGGACGAGATTCACTTCCTGACGCTCCTCGGTATGCTCACCAACGGGCTGCTCAAAATTTCCGAGAGCCTGACCGACATCGTCGCGCAGTCCAAGTCGGCGTGCCACGCCACCGAGCACTTGGTCAAGATCGGCGAGACGATCATGCGTACCGGCGAGATCGCGCACGCGATGCCGCCCTGCGAGATGCTCGACACCTACACGCGCGTCGAACGCAAGGTCATGGAGCGGGTCTGCGATCTGCTCCTCTCGCAGAAGCACGATCATCACGCCCACAAACCCGAAAGCGCCGAAGTACACTGATGCTCGTCGACTTTGTCTCCGTCGTCGCGTTCTTCGTCATCGTCTTTGTGCTGCGCATCCAGATGAAAGAGCCGCCGGTTGCCACCTGGGCCGCGTTCGCCTTCGTCTTGTCGGTCTTCTGGTTTATCGCGCTCATCCTCCACTGGCTGTGGACGCCCGCGAAGGTGCTGCGATGAGTCCCAACGACCGCTATTTCCTGAAGAGCCTGGGCATCAAACCCGAGGAGATCCAGCCGGCCAAAGAGACGGGCGTCTACGAGACGTGCCCCAAGTGCGCGGGCCGGCATGTGCGGAACCTCAAGACGGGCAACATATTCTGCCTGTCCTGCCTGGCGCGCGAGTGGCGCGACTTCGAGCGCGACCAAGCCCTCCAACTGGCGAATAACCTGAAGGCCGCTGGCTTCCGGGAGCCCATCGTCCCCTACCGGGGCTGGCAGATCGCGCACCTCTCCGGTACGGGCTGGTGCTATCGCCTGGCGGGGGACAACATCTTCGGCCACTGGATGAAAGCCAAGTCGCTCCACGATGCCGAACTGCGGATCGAACGCTACGACGCGACGCCGCCCGAGGAGCCCGATGAGCCCATCGTGCCGGCGAACAAGTGCCGCGAGTGCGGCGAGCCCTGCGGGCAAATGGAATGGTGCGGGCCCTGCGGAAAGGCGAAATTTCTATGAGCACACAAGGAGCCGACCAACAGATCGCCGAATGGCGCGACCGCTACGACGCCGTGAAAATCGACCGCGACCAACTCCGGATCTTCGCCGATGAAATGAAGAGGGCCCTCAACTGGGAACACTCCGAGCGCATCCGACAAGTGGCGCTGAACACCGAGCTTCAGACGGCGATTGGCAAGGAGCGCGATCAAGTGGAGCGGCTCGGCCGCGCGCTCTTCGTCCTCAACGCACGGTTCCATTCGGTCTGCAACGGGATCGGCCCGCATGTATCGGCTCTCTACCTGGACGACCTCGCAGAAGTCAGGGCGCTTCTCGCGGATGATAGTATTTCTTCGAAGGAGCCGACATGCCCTACGACACCCCAGTCCAAGAACAATACCAATACCTGAATCCCCCGGTAGTGAATCCTCTAGGGGATCCTCCCACTCCGGTTCCCACGGTGGTCGAACCTCCGACCGCCATCCAGATTGGCGGCTTGCTGACGGCCATCCGGCGCATCGCTCCTTTGAGTGCGCGCCGCGTCGTCGAGATCATCGACGAGTTCGCTCTCCACTATTACCCCGATGGCATCCCCGAAGGCGGCGGGGAAGCCGAGCCGCCGCCCGATCTGGTCATGAACAATTCAGTCGGTTCGGCCTCGATCCTCACGCTCTCGACGGTGCCCAAGGAAGTAGTGCCGGTGTTTCCCGCCGGCAGTGCGCTCGAATTCCGCGGGTGCGCGGTCACCTTCACGTTCGGCACGCTCCCGTATGTCGACGCGGGCGGCTTGGCCGCGCTCCAGATGAAGATCGGCGACGTAGTGGTGTCCGAAGACCTCTCGTGCGGATTCATGTTGGGTTCGGCGAATTCGACGGCGGCGTTTACCGCGCTCCCCGGCATCGCGCTCCAGCCCGATCTGCCGCTGATGCTCGTCATGGTAGGCGGCACGCTGACCGGCGGCGATTCAAGCATGATGCTCGACATCACCTACGGCAAGCATCCACCGGCCGGCGCGGCGTTCGAGCGATCACTTCCTCCGTATAAGTTTGGAGTTGCCTAATGCCTGAAGAAACCATCAAAGAAACCGTGCTCGTCGAAGAACGCGAAGTCCTGCCGCCGCCCACGCTCGAAGAGCTTCATATCTTCCTGCTCCAGGTGCGGGAAGCCGCCTACATTGGCGCGCGCCAGACCGCCATCCTGATCGACGACTGGCTCGAAAAGTACCCGCTCCCGTTGCCGCCGCCTCCGGAGGAGGACGTGGCGGAGTAACAATTTCCGGTTGGCAGGTTCCTTCCGCCGGGAGCCAACTATACGAGGCGCGGCACTGCGTTCGGACGACCAGTGCCGCGTCGTTGGCCTTATACTCGCCTCTAAGTGCCCCGTCCGAATAAACCCCTCAAGCCGGAAGCCGGCATTCCCCTCACTCCCGAACAACTGGCGCGCCAGGTAGGCTCCTACAACCGCACCAAGTTCATCGCCCCTTCCGGCGAACTGATCTGGCAAGCCAATCCTGGGATGCAGGAGAACATCTTCTTCTGGTCGAACCCCGAGGGCGTCACCTTCTACGACCCGGTGACGTCTGCCCCGCTTCCGCCCAACAAGAAATTCATTTGCGACGAGATCCTGGCCGGCGGGCCCCGAGGCGGAGGTAAGACCGCCGCCGGCATCGCCTGGGCCGCGAGCTACGTGTCGAACCCCAAGTACGTGGGGACGCTCCTCCGACTCAGCAATGAAGCGATGAAGGAGACGATTGAAAAAGCCTGGGCCATGTACCGGCTCATGGGCGCGGTCAAAAAAGGCAACCCCACCAGCTTCTTATTCCCTACCGGCGCGATCATCTACACCGGCTACCTGCGCGACGACGCCTCGTTCGAACAGTATCGCGGCCACGAATATCACAGGGTGGTTGTCGAAGAAGCCGAGCAGATCAAATCGGAAGCCTTGTACGCCGCGATCCTGTCGTCCAACCGCACCTCGGTCCCCGGGCTGCGGCCGCAGATCCTGTTGACGGCGAATCCCGATGGGCCCGGCGCGGCCTGGCTCAAAGCCCGCTTCGTCAAGGTCCGGAAGAACATCGACGGCGAGCTCTTCCCGTATGGGGAGCCCATGTTCGATCCCCATTCGAAGCGATGCAAGATCTACTTGCACGGGCCGCTCAAAGACAATCCGCAACTGCTCGAACAAGATCCCCACTACGCGGATCGCCTGGCCGATCCGGCGCACCCCGAGTCGCGGCGTAAGGCGTGGATCGACGGCGACTGGGACATCTCGGCCGGCATGTTCTATCCGGGATTCCGCCCGCGCGCCATTGCTTCTGAGATCACCCAGTTTCCCGAGGCGTACCATGTGATCCCCAGTTTCCAAATTCCCGGCTGGTGTCATCGCTGGATTTCGTGTGACTGGGGCCACAAGCACCACACCGCCGTCTACTGGTTTGCGCTCGGCCAGGACAAACGCATCCACGTCGAAGACGAACTGGTGATCGCCGGCTACGGCGCGGATGAACTGGGCGCGGAGATCGCGCGCCGCTCGCTGCCGCTGCTCGAACGCATGAGGGAGCCGCGCATTCGCTGCTACCTGAGCCCGGACGCTTTCCAGGTTCGCGACAAGGATCACATGATCAGCGATCAAATCACCTACGGCGTCCAGCGCATCCTGGGGCCCGGCTCCTCGCTGATCATGGAGTTCACGCCGCAGGAGCTCACCGTGTCGAAGCTCGATCCGCAGGCGGCGATGCGGATGAGGGAAGAGCGCCTGGCCGGCAGCGAGATCGAGGGCTCGTCCATCTGGTTCACGCGCGCCAACAACGACCGCAAGGCCGGCTGGGAGTTTATCCGCGGGCTCCTCCGGTTCCAGCCGCTCAACCGCAAAGCCGAGCCTGACCTCGCCTATGGCGACGAAATCCTGCGCACGCGGGGCATTGTCGCTTACCAGAAGTACATGGCGATGTTTGCCCAGGAGAAGAACGAAATCCTGCCCCGGCTGCGCATCCACGATAAGTGCCAGATCTTGGTCGAAACCATTCCCAAACTGATCTCGGACTACCCGAACAATCCCGAAGACGTCAAGAAATTCGATTCGACCGAGACGACGATTGGCGATGATCCGGCAGACAGTTTGCGCTATGGCTGCATGGGGTTCAAGGACCACGAGTCCAAGGTTCCCAAGGAAGTTTACATCGACGAGGAGATCGCGCGGATCGCGGCGCTGAACCCCCAGGACTCGGACTTCAACATGCGGATTCTGATCGCCCAGCAAGCCCAGAGACGTTACGATAAGCAAACGAACGCGAACGAGTCCTGTATCTTGTTGAGAGATTCGATGCTAGCGAGGAAAGGTCTGATACACCCATGAGCCCCATGATGGAAGAAGGACTGGGAGCCCCGCCGTCTTCGCTTGAAGACGCCGCCGCCGCCCCGCCGCCGGTCAAGCGATCGGAGGGCGCGGGCCTGCTCAAGAAGGGCACGACCGAGAAGACGCCCGAGTCGGTCAACTACACCTCCGCCGCCGAACGCTGCGCCACATGCGAGCACTTCGACGAAGAGGCGCTCCACTGCAACGAGAACGATTTCGACGCCGAACCCGAGGGCCACTGCGACAAGTTCGAGCTCTTAGGCGACGGCGGCGGCGAAGAGTACACCGACCAGATGGCGGGCCAGGAGATGCTCGCCGAAGACCAGGGCGAAGAAGCCGAAGAAGAGTACTAACCCCGTGCAGCCCGGCTTGTGGACCTCGCTCATCATGATGATCCCCGGCGTGCGCGCGGCCTACGCGGTGGCCGAAGAGAAGCGCCTCGCCGCCGCGCATTTCCAGGGGCAGATCCTCGCCATGCAGTCGCGCCTCGACCAACTCACGGTTGAACGCATCGAGCTCCAGCGCGCCAAGGACGATGCCTACAAACTGGCAATCAACATCATGAGCCAGTACCAGTGGGGCGTGAAGCAGTACGAGGACGTGGGCGGGATGCCGGCCCAGTTCCAGCCGCAGGGCGGGGCCATGCCGTCCGATTCGATCAACGCCAGCGCCTTGATCGGGCGCGGTAACAAGGACGCCATCGAAGAATTCCTGCGCGTCAGTATGGAGAACGACGAGTACGAGCGGGCGGGGAGCCATTAGATGGCGGAGTACAACGGACGGCCCATCACGCGGTACGGCTCACCGGCTACCAACTTCAATACGCCCCTCTCCTTCGACGAGGAACTGCGGTTTCAAAAGCACAAGGCGAAGTACTCGCCGCGCGATTCCGGGGAAGACTACGACGAGCGCGGAGCCTTTCTCGCCGGCCAGGTGGCCGATCAGACCAAGGAAGAGCACGGCAACGACCTCTGGAAAAAGCCCAACCATCCTACGCAAAGCCACGAGAGCCTCTACGCCGGCAACGGGCCTGCCGGGGATTGGCTTCCCCAAGGCGGCTACGTTCCGGCGGGCGGTCTGCTCAAAGCCAAGTTGAAGGACGACATCGCTGCCGCCGATCCGCGCAACAAACCGACCATGCGCGCCCGCAACGCCTGGGAGAGGGACAAGTAACTTGATCGCCGATACCGATTCAAAGACTGTCGTCACGCCCGCGGATTTCATCCAGACCCACTCGACCGCCCTCGGCAAGTGGATCCTGGAAGACCTCGACCGCCCGCTCTCGGCCGCGCGCGCCGCCCAACTCCTGCGCGCCAAAAAAGCCCTCTATTACTGGGAGGGAAAACAGTATGGGCATCTCAAATACGACGCGCACCTGGGCTCGTTCGACTGGGTACCGCTCGACTTCAAAGAGGAAGTGCAGAGGGTTTTCGCGAACGTCTATAACATCGTGTACGCCGATGGGCAGAAGTTCAACTCGCTCGTAGGCCAGCGCAGATTGAACCAGAAGGCGGTCGCTGACGACGCGCAGAATTTCACGCAGACGGCTGTGGCTTCGAAAGCCAACACGATGGCGAAGCACTTACTGAGGTATTGGAAGCTGCAACGCCGCGCCCCGAACGAAATTGCCGAAGTGGTCTGGAACACCGGACCCGTGTTTGGCTTTGTCGACCACGTCGTCGATGGAAGGAAGCACGGCTATCACAACGAACCGATTTACGGGACCGAAGAAGTCGAAGGGCCCGGCGAACTGCTCTGCCCGGTGTGCGGCGGAAAGAGCCCCGAGGACAGCCCCCAGTGCGTCAACTGCGGCTCGCCGCTCGATCCGGCGACGGCCCCGAAGATCCCCGGCCCCCCGATCCAGCAAACGGTGCAGCAGGGCGAGCAGTCCTACGCCAAGGGGATGCCCGAACTGCAACTGCTCTCCTGCATCCAGGTCATGACGCCGTACGACGCCAAATGGGTCGACGACGATCTTGAGTGGCTCGACTACTCGTACCCGCTCTCGAAGCTCAAAGCCAAGCTGGTGCTCCAGCGGCTCAACGCCGCTAAGAAAGATCTCACGCCGCTCGCCGACTGGGACTCGGACGAGAACGTAGCCGAAGCCGGCAGGATCCTCGAAGAGATCCAGAACCCGAATGACCGCACGATTGACCGCACGCAAGAGACGGTGTCCTACGGCCGGCGATGGTTGAACCCCTGCGCCTACGACGGGATGCCGCGCGCCATGCGCCGCGCCGCCGAAAAGATGTTCATGGATGGGTGCTTGATTCACCGCATGGGCGGGAAGCCGGTGGCTATCGATGCGACGAAGATGACCGAGCACTGGAGCGTGTGCAAGGCGGGCACGAATTGCTATATCAACGGGCCCGGCTTAGTCCACAACGTGATGGGCCAACAGGACTCGATCAACAATTTTTGGAATATGGCGGATGAAATTATTATGAGGGGGATTCCGAAGCACATCGTCGATTCGCAAGTGCTCAATCCCGAGACGGTGAAGAAGTCCGGTACCGTCAACGAGCTCTTGTTCACGAGGACCGGCGGCGTCGATTTGAGTAAGGCATTCGTCACGATTCCCACGGCGCAACTCCATCAAGGGCTCATGCCGGTGGCCGAGATGATGCGCCAGTACACGCGCGAGGCAGACAACATTCAGCCCGCGTTATTCGGTGGCGGCGACCCCGCTCCGACCTGGCGTCAGGATCAGCAACAAAAAGCCGGCGCGTTGCAGGGACTGCAGTTACCCTTCGAGGGGATGCAAAACTTCGTGAGCGACATTTTAGAGGACGGCGTGCGCCTGGGCGCGCGGCACGGCGTGGGGATGGTGTCGGTCCCATCGTCCGGATTCGGCGAGATTGGCGAGTCCATCGACCTGGCCGATCTCGAAGAAGAGGGTTGGCATATCGAGGCGGTCGACACCGCGCCGCAGTCGTTCACCGAGAAGGTGACGAAGCTATCGGGCCTCTCGCAAGAGGCTCCGCAATTGGCCCAGAGCATTGGGTTGGGCCATCCGATTAACGCCGCGCAAACCAAGGCATATTTCGGCGTAGATGACTTCTATGCCCCCGGCGAGTTCCTCTATCAGACGGTAATGAACCGCATTCAGAAGCTGCTCTCCGAGCCCACGATCCCGCCGCAGATCGACCCGAACACCGGACAGCCGGTGCTCGATCAGATGGGCGTGCCGGCGGTCGAAACCAGTTCGATCCCCATCGATCCGTTCCTCGACACCGACCACACCACCATCGCGACGATCATCCGCGAATGGTGCATGAGCCCCGCCGGCCAACAGGCTTCCGAAGACCCCGGCCAGTATTTCAATAACGTCAAATTGCATGGGCAGGAGCAGGACGCCGCCGCGCAAGCGGCGATGATGCAACAGGCGATGGCAGCGGCCCCGCCCGCAGAAAATGCTGCACCGCCCGCATAATCTCGTGTTATAAAAGATTCCAATGGAAGAACCGGGCAGCGGCCCAGCGTCCTCGACGCCAGCGGCCCTCAGCGTCAGTGCCGAACTCGACGCGATGTTCGACGATGTCACAAGCGACTCCCCTGTGGAGGAGACGACCTCTACTGAGTCCGTCAAGACATCTGAGGCGAACCCGCAAGACTCCACCGTCCAGCCGCCGTCGCCCATCGATTTCGAGGCGGACGACGACACCCCCGCCGTCGAAGACGACGCTCCGAAAACTCCCGCCAAGACCGAGTCCGAGCCCGCGCCTGAAGTAGAGGCCGCGTCGCCGATTTCGGACGAGGACAAGGAAGGCGAAGAGTACGAGATTCGCGGGAAGAAGTGGATCCGGTACCCCGAAGCCCGCGGCAAAGAGGTCTTTGCCGGCTACCAGGCGTCGAAGGCGCTCCAACGGGAGCTCGGCTACGACCAGCCCGTCACGCCCGAAGCGGTGAAGCAACTGGCCGGGGACAAGGCTCTGCTCGACAATATCGACTTCGATGTCATGTCGAACGATCCGGCAGACCAGGCGCGCGCCTTCCGGTACCTGTTCACCACCGCGCGCAAAGCCTACGACCAGGGACACGCCGCGCACAACCCGCACGCGACGATGGCCGATGCCTTCCTGCACGCCGCCGAGACGTCTGCCCCCGAGGTGATCGCCGGGATCGAGCACCGCGTCACCCAGGAGACATTCAACCGGCTCTACCAGAAGGCCATCGCGGCCGGCATCGAAACCGAAGCGGGCAAAGAACTCCTCAACTCGGTGCAGCGCGCCGAGCAAGCCCTCACCGGGAACTACCGCAAGCGGGCCGATCTCGCCAAGCAGCCGCCGCCGCCCGACAAGATCGACCAGCGGCTCCAGGTGGTCGAAGCGAGAGAAGCCGAGCAAGCGGCGCAACAGTCGCAACAGGCCAAAGCGGCCTGGGACTACTGGTATGAAGGAACCCGAGGCGCGATCTGGGAAGGGATAACCGGCGCGATTGGGAACGTCATCAAGCCGGTCGCCGGCTCATTCAAGAATTTTCCGGAAACGCAGAAGAACGTGGAAACACGCCTGCGTGAAGAAGTAAGGGAAGCTCTCAACGCCGACCGCAAATTGGCGTCGTTACGAGAGCAGTACGTCAAGCAAGCTAGCATTGCCGGAAGCGAAAGTGTCCGGGATGGGTGGCGCGCGCGACTCGTGCAAATGTATGCCGCCAAGGCAGACCAGGTGCTTCGTGACAAAGCGCCGAAGATTCTGTCGGAGACGGCTGCGAACATCAAGGCTCGCAGCGACAAGACTCACCAGCGGCTCCAAGGTACGCAATCGCTACGTGGAACACCAGCGGGCGGAAGCGCCCCCAACGGTACGACAGCGCCAGCATCCGGCAACAATAAGTTCGACAGTAAATCCTGGGCGAACGAATTCGAAGCCGCGTTCAACTGAACGCTCGATCTCCAACGTGGCATAGTTCCGACTCAATAAGGGAGAATTATGGCTACAGATCTCGTTTTCGCGCAAATGGAAAAAGTCGCCCCCAAGCTACCCGATTGGTTTGGGCGGTTCGATAACATCGTCAACAAAATCAACGCCAAGGCAGACGTCGAAAAAGTAAGTGAGCGGGATTTCCGAGCCACTTATCTCACCACGAACGGTGGGCGTGTCGGCACGTACAATCCTGACGGCGGCGGGCTCGGACTGGGCTCGGCGCAAGAAGGCGGCGTCATGATCACCACCTACTTCCCGTTCAGCTTTCGCGGGCAGATCACCCAGTTAGCGAGCCGCGCGACGGCCGCTGCGGAGCAGTCCAGGCTCCAAGGTTTCAAAAAGCTGTTGAAGACCATGATCCCGGACTTCAGCGACTTCTTGGATCGCGCCTGGCACATGGGCGATGGCACTGCCGTGCTCGGCACCTCGCTGTCGTTCTCGACCGTGGGCGGCAAGACCGTGTATGTGATGGACACGACCAACGGTGTCCAGGGCTTCCGGCGCGGAGAATATTACAACGTCTACGACACGACGTTGACGACTCCGAAAGCCGGCGGGCCGTTCAAGCTGCTGACCATCAACTACTCGACGCGCGCACTTACTTTCGCGGTCACGATTGCCGGCGCGGCGACCGGCGACAAGATCGTGTTCGAGGGAACTTCGGGCGCAAATCCGGCCGGTCTGAAGGGTTTGCTTTATCACAATAATACGGCGACGAGCGGCACTACGCACGGTGTCAACCGCGCCAACGAGCCCGAGATTTTGGTCAATGTCCGTGACGGCGGAGCCAGCGTGCCCACGGTGCAAATGGGGATGCAAATCGCCCATCAGATCATCGAGCGCAGGAAGATCGATCAAGGGATTCCCGGCGGCATGATGGCCCTGGTGAATCAAAAACAGCAAGCCAATATCCGTCAGAACGTGATGGACATCGCCAACTACGATTTGACCAACGGCAAAGTGAACGCTGACATCATGCCGAAGGTCGACATGCAGTTTATGTTTGCCGGCGTGCCGGCGACCGTCGACCCGCACCAGGCGACGAACCGCATCGACTATATCACTCCGAACGACTGGTCAATCGCCGAGATCGACCCAGTCGGATGGTTCGAAATGAATGGCAATAAGTTGTTCCCGCTCTATGCTTTAGACGGCTCACCGGCCGCTACGGCGTGGTTCGCGCTCTATGTCCTCAGGGACTATCTGTGCCAGAATTTCGGTAATGCTGGAGTGATCTACAATCTCGCCCAGCCGACCTATTAGCCATTTAAAGGTCAACGGGGCCAGGCCGGCCAGCCCGGCCCCGTCCAAGGATCAAAAGTGGATCAAAAACTACTGGCCGAACTCAACGGGCGGCTCGCCTCGGAGTTCGGAAGGAACCATCTTGGCGAGCCGAATTACCGCTGGAGCCTGACCCAGGACATGTGGGGCTTCGAGCACCGGGGCAACGCGGTCCCGAAGCTCATCCTCACCGCCAACGGCGAGAAACTGTGGACCGTCGAAAGCCGGTACGAGCGGTTCACGGTGGCCGATATTGTCGGGCCCAACCGCTGGGCGTTTTCGAAGTGGTTCCACTACCGGCGCGGGGAATGGCTCGCCATCTTTGGCGAGGCTTGGCCCTATCCGGCGCGCGGGGAATATCAGATGGTGGGGAGCCCGATGCCGGATGGCGAAGAGCCGTGCGAGAAATCGACCGAGGCTCTCAGCTATCACCTCAAGCGCCACCTGGCGATGACGCTCGAAGACCACGAGCAGGACTTGCTCGTGCGGCTCGAAGAAAAGAAACGCATCGAGCGCGGCCCCGTCGCCGATGCCATTGACGACTCCATGTTTGCCTTCGAACACCTCCCGGGCGCGAAGGACAACGTATCGCTACCGAGCGCGCAATTCCGGGAAAACTTCCAGGAGCAACCAACTTGAGCAAGATGATCATTTCGCTGTGGCCCATGCAGGAATCCTGCTACCGGGCCATGCACATGCCGAAGACAACCGCCGATTCCAACACCTTCGTCCTGCAGCCCGGCTCGCTCGCCTTCCCGACCATGCTGCAGGTCAACGAGTTCAACAACAAGGTCTACATGGGCGCGGGGAATAGCCAGATGTTAGGCATCTCCGCCGAAGAGATTGCCCACGACCTGGTCAACATCTGGCGCAACCACAAGGGCTCCTCGGCCGATGAGGGACTGCCGGCCATCTGGGTGTGTTCGCTCGATAACCCGACCGTCGAACAGGTCAAGCAACTGCCCGAGACGATGGAGTGGTACGAGAGCCAGCGCCTGTTTGCCAACTCGAAGGTCCGGGAAGCGCGCCTGTTCGCGGCCCAGAGCCAATGGAGAAACATAACGAAACTCCACTTGTTCATGGGCGCGCTCTTGAACGTGCAGGGCGAGCCGTGGCAGGACTTCGATTCGAAGAACCAGATCGCCAAGGTGCGCTGTCCCTACTGCGATCACCCGATGACGATGGGCGCGGCGATCTGCGGCCAGTGCCGCGAGATCGTGAATCTTGAGAAGTACAATCAGATTCGAGTGAGCCAGGATCTCCCCACGAGAGCCGTGGCCGCTGCGCCGAAGCCGAGCTAGGAGGATCATCCGCATGGCTATCCCCACCGTAGAGCAAGCTATCGACGAGGCCAGTTTTCACCTGGGCGATATCAAGAAGCGCCGGTTCACTGTGCCCGATCTGCAGATGGCAGTGGGGATGGCCTGGCGGGAAATGATCGAGGAGATGGTCAAGTGCCAGGACCAGCAGGTAGAACTCATGGCGTACTACACGCTGCCGGTGGGCACGCTGACGCTTCTGCCGGCCACCGCGGGGATCAGTAATTTCGGATCGCTCCTGCGCCTCGAAGAGCGGCCGGCGGGCGCGCTGAACACCCAGTTCTTCCCCGTCATGTACGCCGAGACGCTGCCGCTGCCTTGGTCCCCCACGCACCGGCTCCTCTATTACACCTGGCGCTCAGGCGAGTTCGGGTTCAACCTGGCGACCCAGGCAGTGGAGCTCCGGATCGTCTACCTGCATTCGGGCGAAGTGCCGACCACCGGGCCGCTGGGGATCGACAACTGCCTCACCGTCGTTGCCAAACTCGCCGCGCGGTACGCCGGCCCGCCAAAAGGCGTCAACGATATCCCGGCGCGGATGCACAAAGAGGTCTATGTGGACCCGAATCACATGCAGGCTCTGATCCAGCCCTCGTTGCGGATGCAGCAAGAGCGCCGGATCCAACCTGCTGCGTACGCTGTCGGCAGTAATAGGCGACGCCCTCGCGGCACTTTTCCTTATTTTGGTCCGTAGTCTTTTTCGATACTGGAGAAAATGGAGAACCCATGTCCTTTGCCACTGAGAAAATTCCCGGCACGTACCTCTACAAGTCCCGCACGCCGCAAGTCGCGCAGGGCACACTGACGCTGGCGCAAATCAACGCCGGCAATGTCACCATCGTGGCCCCCGAGGGCCGCATCATCCAGGTCACCGGCTTCATGTTCCACATGAACGGCACGTTCGGGGGCCTCACCGATCTGCGCCTGCAGACCGTCGAGACAACGCCCGTCCCGCTCATCACGATTGTCGCGGCGCAGATGGGCGACACACTGATCCACACCGAGAGTCTCGGCACGCATGTGCTCGCGCCCGCCTACTGGAACGCGCTGACCAAAGGAGTGGGCTTGGCGATTGCCAAGACCGGCGCGGCCGCAACCGGCGGCACCTCGGTCGATTACGCGATTGAATATACTTTCGAGGGCTAACCCTTGAGCCTGGCTGAACTCAAGCAACGAGTGGTAGCCGATCTGCGCGGCTCCTGGACACGGGCCCGTACGGAGCCCAACGGGAGCCGCGCGCAAAATACGTATCTGACCAACCGGGCGTCGCGCGCCGAGAACGTCCGGTATGATGCCGGGCGGGTCATTGGCCGCGACGGGTTCATCGCCGGTAACGCCGCCACCGGCAAGATGACGACCATGTACCAGTGGCTCACCTACGACGGCTACGCGGCGAACATCGTTGTCACCTTCGAGAATGGCGCGATCCGGATTCGCGACCTGGTCTTCCAGAACCAGATGACGTGCGAGGTGATTTCAGGCGGCTATGGCATCACCGTCGTCGAAGCGGGGACGCGCGTCTACATTTCCATCTTCGGTTCGAACTTCCAGGGCGTGACCGAAACGCGCGTGCTGTTCCCCATCCTATCGGGCGACAACATCGACAACGCCTTCATGGGACCGATGACCGTGATTCCCACCGTCATTGAACCCTACGAGGGATTCGTTACGGCGGGCCAGCACAAGTTCGGCTACATCGTCACTTCGCGCAGCGGCGCGCAACTCAAGCCATCGCCTTACATGAGCGCGATCTTCAACCCGACGCTGTTCACCACCACCGGCAACATGACGGCGCGCGTCATGGTCAGTGCCGTGTGGCCGCAGGACGCCGCCTTCGTGAGCGCGGTGATGAACACGGTCGAACTCCCCGAGAAGTTCTTCATCGTGCCCGGCACTGAGGTGGCGGTCATGCCCGGCCAGCAGTACGCCGTCCAACTGGATTGCTCGATCACCGACGAAGTGCTCCTGGCAAGCGGCACCGAGATCCTGGGCAACTTAGATTACTTCTCGCAGATGGGCGGCGTGGGGCCGCTGAAACCGTTCAACCTGGCGATGCTCGGCCGGCGTCTGTGCTTCTTCACGGGCGACCATGTGTATCTCTCCGACCAAGACGATTTCGAGCGCGTGACGCCCGACCAGCACATGCTGCAAGTGCCCGGCCAGCGATGGCTGGTGACCGGCGCGCAGATCAGGGGAGTCAATTATTTCTTCGGCCCAAAGTGGACTTATGGGGCGGTCGACAACGAGGACGTTCCGGTCCTGTGGTCTGCTCCCTATGCCATCTCGCAGACGCTGGGCACGACGGCGATCCACGGCGTCTGCGTGACCACCAAAGGTGACATGTGCTGGGTGGCGAACGAGCAGGGGCTGTATGACTTCGAGGGCTCCTACAAAGACGTGCCAGTCTCTGACATGAATTCTCCGGAGTGGTTCCGCATCAACTGGGTGGCGGCACCCACCACGCTCTGGATCGTCGATGACACGATTGAACAGCGCGTGATGGTCTTTGCCCCGCTCGACGGAGCGACCGACAACTCGCACCGCCTGACCTGGTCCTATGCGCGCGGGCGCGGTTCGACCGATGTCGACTTCTCGCTCGATCCGCTCCCGGCTTCCTCGGCGGCGATGGTGCGCGAGCAGTTCACCCAGCGCCAGCGCCTGTGGCAGGGACCGCCGGCCGCAGCGCCGATCCTTGTCGAAGAACGATCCGCGCTCGCCGATAACGGCGTGGCATTCGTCCCCATCTGGGAATCGGGCGAAGTCTTCAAGCGGCGGCGCGAAGCCTCTTCCATCGACATGAAGGTTCATGCCGTGGAGGTAAAAGCCAAGGGTTTTGGGATTCTCCGCTCGCGCGTCTACGAAGCCGGGCGCGGCGTCTATGAGGATCTGGCGACCGAGACGCTCCGGGAGCTCCCGCGCGACGCGATTGAAATGGGCTGCGACGTCATGAGCCACGACGTCACCGTCGAATTCAAAACCAACCAGGCCGGCGAGCGCATGGACATCTCGGACTTCACGGTTTTTCACGTTCCCTGGATCACCAACCGTTAGATAATTGCGTGCATGGCTGATCTGTTGCTAGTAAAGCCGATACGGCCCCTCGCCAATAGCATCCGCGAATCCGCGGGCCCGCCGCTGCCCAAGCTCATCGCCGAGGCGTTCGATTTGATCGACCTCAACCAGAACGAGATTCGCTCGGCGGTGCGCGCCTTGCAGAGCGCCCCGGCCCCCGTGGAAGGAGAGGCTCCTCCGCCCGTTGAGCCGCCGCCGGTCACCGGCCTGATCCGCGTGAGCTACGAATCACTCTAATGCCAGGCGAAGTTTTCTACGAAGATTCAGTCGACCGATCGCTCAACTCCAAACTGGGCGAGCGGTTCAGCGTGCTCGACATTTCCCCCATCGCGGGCAAGGGCGTCGACAACGAGTCCCCGGTGTTCGCCGAAGCCTACGACGACAAGATCAAGAAAGGCGGCGGGGCGATCTACGTGCCAGGCGCGGTGGGGCCCGGCTACAAACTTACGACGCCTCTCGAGCTCGCCGGCACCGTGCCCATCGAGTTCATTGGCGAGGGCCGCGCCTCGCGCATCTATCGCGGCGCAGACATGCCCACGGGGAAGGGGATGTTCGAACTGGCCGGCGCGCGCAAGGTCACCTTCCGGCATCTCTCCTTCGACGGCGACGTCCTCACCTCGGCGCAACTTCTCTATTCGGAATTCGGCAACGACCCAGCGCATCCGCTGCTCACCACCAACTCGACGTTCTGGCTGAAGGGCTGCGAGGACATCACCTTTGAGGATTGCGACTTCGAACACACGGGCGGCTACGCGGCGTACATCGACGCGCGCGCGACCGACTGCCGGCGCATTCGCTTCGTGCGGTGCAGATTCCGCAACAACCGCCCGCACACGTTTGGCACGGCAGCGGCCGATATGTTCGATCCGCTGCGGCGCGTGCGCGGCGTCAAGATCGACTGGGAGCGCCACTTCCCAGACCTCCTCGCCGGGAGCGCCTCGGTCTACGGCTCGTGGACCGGCGGCATTTTCTATCACAACCAGGCGACCGGCGGCTCCTCGCGTGTGCAGGATCTGTCGGTCAACGGTTGCCGGTTCGAACGCAATACCGGCAACTGCGTCTGGGGCCACGGCTACGGGTTCACGGCGTTCCATCAGCGCATCCACGTCGACTACAACACCTTCTTAGACTGCGGGCTCGACGGCATTTTGTTCGGCAACGTGGTGGGCGGCTCGGCGATTGGCAACAGTATGCGCCGGATCGGCTACGTCTGTTCGGACGATGCCGGGCCCAGCGTCCCGCGCTGGCTCCCGAATCTCAACGCGACGGGGATCGACACCTCGGGCGTCGTCAAGCTGGTCACCTACGCGAACAACAATTTCTTGAATGTGAACGGCGGGGCGATCAACGGCGATGGCTTCGCCTACGGGACCATCACGGGGAACACGATCCGCGTCTCGCGGCCGGGCGAGCCCGAATACTCCGAGGACTTCATAGGTTCGAGCTTTGGGCCCGGCGGCAACGGAGCGAACTGGTCCCAAGGCGTCGTAACTGGAAACACGTCCGACAAGGAGGGCGGGCTCGGCATCACGATCTCGGGCAACTTCTGCGACAACCTGGGCGGCACCGCGATTGGGCTCTTCGCCGCGCGCAACTGCCAGGCGTCTGCGAACACGATCATCGTGCCCAATGCGGCGAACCAACAGCCCATCACTATCGGCGGCATCCTGACTGGGGCGAACCAGGTGGCGACGGGCAACATCGTCACCGAGAACCGGATCCAATTCGCGCCGGCCTCGATAGCGCCCGCGATCTTCGAAGATCCGACCTATCGCGTGTTCACTACCGCTGATGTCAACAACGTCATCAAGAACTACTGCACGGGCGCGAACGTCTTCGAGTTCCAGCGCGATCCCAACTCGCTTTCGACAACGGCGCTGTTCTTCACAACCTCCAGTGTGGCGACCTGGCAGTCGCGTCACGGCATCATGCGCGAAGGCACCGCTGCCGGCTCGGCGCTGCGGTTCTATGCGCAGGACGCAGATGCCTTCGGCTGGCTGCACATGCAGCTTCAGATGTACTGGGCAGTCGGACAGCGCGGGCCGCTGCTCAATGTCTCCGAGTGGGGCCCCTCCGTTTCGGGCGAGGGCGGCGTGATCACCACCGGCAACGTCACCTCGATGCCGTACGCGAATGCGATGGCGACGTCGAAGCTCTCGGCGTCAGGGTTCCTGGCAATGGGCGACTCGACGTACTGGGAGGTCGACGCCAATAAGCTCGGATCCGACTGGGCTCTGCTGCGCTGGGATGGTTTGCTCGGCAAGTGGCAGCAGTCAATCTCGACCACCGGCCCGCTGCCGGGCGGCGTCAGGATCTGGACCGACTTTGCCGGGAGTTCCAGCGGAGCGACCCATCCCGGCGAGCCGGATCAATCGGTGCAGTTCAACGACGGCGGCATATTCGGCGGCGACGCCTACTTCTCTTATGCCAAGGTCACACACCAGTTGACGCTGTTCAGCTTCGCCTACAACGGCATCACGATGGTCAACGGCGGTTTCCTCGGCGAGAACGTCAACGTCCGGAAGTACCTCTCGTTCGTGCCAAAGGCCAGTCTCAGTCCCGCAGGCGCGGATAGTTTCACCGGCAATGCTCTGCTCTACGCCGATAGCCCGTCAGGCCGGCTGCGCCTGGTCCGGGGCCTCACCTTCGACACCTACGAGGACTACGACTTCCAGTCGCGGAACTACTTCGCCAGCGGCACGGCGAACAACGCGATCCAGGCGGCGTCTGGCGGCGTCACCGCGCTCACCGCGAACTTCACGCACACCGACCGCTTCACCGTGAATGTGCCGAACGGCGGCGTGAATGCGAAGTGGCTCATCGCCAACGATTTTCTAGTGTTCATGCAGAAGCCCTCGGCGGCGGTATCCGCGCCGGGCGAGGTGCGGCTCTACGCCGATACCGACAATCTGATGTACATCTCGACCAACGGGCAACCCTATGGTCCCTTCATGAACTCCAGCCCTGGCGATCCAGAGGGCAGTGTTCAGTACAACCGTGGGGGCAGGTTTGCCGGGAACGCCAACCTCTTCTGGGACGAGGGAGTCAACCGACTGTACGTCACTTGCGCGTCAACGCTCCCGGCGATCAACGTCGACGGCGGCTGGATCCAATCCGCGGGCGGGTATCAAACCGTGAGCACCGGGCTCGCGGTCCAGGCTCTGGGCGGCGTGATTATCGGCAGGTATCTGGCGACCAACGAGTCGCTCCTGTTCAAAGGACTGGCATCGCCTCCTGGCTTGTCTGATGCTTCCGGCGGTCCTCAGGTGCGGCTCTACGCAAGTTCTGGCGGGCAGATGTACATCTCGTCGAATGGGGCCGCGTGGGGGCCCTTTGGGACCGGGACGCTTCCCGCCAGTTCAGACGGAGCCATCCAATACAACGATGCCGGCAGTTTCGGCGGGCATCCCAATTTCTACTGGCACAAAACGCAGTTCGCGATGTACCTGAATACGTATGCCGGTCAACCTGGACTCACCGTCACTGGCGGCTGGATTCAGTCGCAGGGCGGGTTCTTCACGGATAACGCCACTGCGGTAGCAGTAAATGCCCAGAGCGGCGGCGTGACTGCGCGGTGGATTGCCGCCAACGAATCGCTGCTCTTCCTGCAAAGATCGGAACCGGATCGCTCGACGGGCGGGCAAGTGCGGCTCTACGCCAATACCAACGGCGTGCTGTATATCTCGACGGGCGGGCAACCCTACGGTCCCCTGGTGACCAGCGCCCTCGCGGCCGGAACGCACTCGATGGTGCAGTACAACAACAGCGGCTACTTCGGAGCCGAGGCGGCGTTCTCCTATAACGACTCTTCCGACACGCTCACCGTGCCGAACATCACAGCCACGGGCACCACCTGGGGCTCGGTCAGTTCAAGCGGCGTCATCAGCGCCGTGAGATTTTATTCCAATGTCGGAGACGGCGAGTGGCAGTACCTGATGAACTCGCCTTGGCGTCAGTGGGGCTTCCGCACTGGCAGCGATGGTTCGCAGCAATGGGTTGATTACAGCGGGGGGAATGCTCCGCTTCAGATCTACGGCCATACCAGCCCGGCGTCGATTCGCCTCGTTACGGGCGGCTCCGTGCAGGCCAACCAGTTCTATTCGCCCTATGCCGGCTTCGACGCGGTGAATGCCGGGAACGGCGGCTCATACGCGCGTTCGCACCGCTCGGCGGTATACACCCAGATCGGCCAGAATTATGGGCAGGGCATCGCCTTTACCGGCGGGGATTCCCTGCAATTCGGATGTCTGTTCTACGACACCAGCGTGGGCGTGGCGAAGATCTACATTTCTTCCGGCTGGCAGGCGATTGCCACCGGCACCTTCAGCGGAATCACTTCGACGACGCAGCCTTCCTGGACCGCGACCAACAGCGGCTACAGTTACACGTTCAACAACAGCAACGGGAATTTCGTGGTGAACGGGCAAGGCGATGTCACCGCTTATGGCGTGATCACGACCTCCGGACCTTCCGGTGGGTTCAACTGCACCGGCCAGCAGGCGAAGAACTCGATTCAAACTTATGGCGGGTTCAACGCCGGTTCGGGCGGCGGCGGCAACGGCGTGTACCAGATCGGTGGAAGCGACGTAATCAACAACTCGCGGCAGTTTGTGGGCTACGGCGGCGTGAATACAAGCGGGAACCTCCAGAGTTCGGCGGGGACTGTGATCGCGCCCTACTACCAAGTGACTGGCGGGTATTACGGCCAGGATGCCACTTACGGCATCCAGGTGGGCGGCACGACTGCTCCCGTCAAGACTTTATACTTTAAATCCGGCATTCTGTACTACGTAGGTTAGGAGAACTTATGCAAATTTCAATCCCGATGCGCCCCAGGCTGTATCTGCTCGCGCTGATCGGCCAGGAGTCGGGCGGCTTAGAAGATGAGAAGCGCATGATCGCGACCGACTTGCTGTACAAGATCGAAGTGCCTTCAGATGAGATCGGCCTCTATGAGACGCCTATGCCGCAGGGCGGCGCTTACCTGCACCTCGACCGGATCGCCCAGGCTCCGGACCTCCCGGTGGATCTCACCGCCGCCGAGCTCCGCCGCGCGCAGTCGCTGTTCACCGAGTGGAAGAACTACCGCCCCGGCGACGACCGCTTCGTTCGCCCGTTCCTCAAGACGATCCGCGAGGCGCTTGAGGCCGGCGATTCCGTGAGCGCGCCTCCGCCGGTTGCCGCTATCGCGAAGAGAAAGTCCGCAAACGGTCTATAAGACCCATCAACAGAAAGAAGGAACCATGAAGACCCCCGTCAAAGCCCCCCCCCGATCCGCTCCCACCTCGATAGATCCCTCGAAGATCCTGGTCAGAGCGATGAAGGGCTACCTCTACAGCCCATTCACCAAGCGACTCTATTACACCTACAACCGGCAGGAAGTTGGGCCTTCGGAATATGAACGGCCCTGGTCAGTCAACCCAAACTATGGCTTCGAAACACCCATTTATCCGCTCAACCCAGTCGACTACCCAACTGCCGAAACCGCCAATACCATCCTTGAATGGGCCAGGGCGCAGTGGCCTTCGAGCGGTCTGATCTTTGATATCTACGTCCCCACGCCGGAAGGCCACGTCACACAACTGCAGTACTGGCTCGTGGTCACCAACGGGCAAGACCTGTATGAGATTTACAGCGCCGGCTGGTGGGCATTTGATCTCGACAAGGACGGCCAGCAAGCCGCCTACGAGCAGCGCACCGCCGAACTGCGCGATGCGGGATTCTCCGTCTAGCAGTAGACTTGGTGCAACTCGCTTGGCCCGTCAACTGGGCTAATCTCCGCAGGCCAGCGAGGCAGGGCGGTCGAACCGATGCGGCCGCCCCGTAAAGAAAGGAGCCCGTATGCCAATCATTCAAGTCATGGTGGTCATTATCGTGGTAGGCGTGCTGCTGTACTTCGCCAACCTGTACATCCCGATGGCAACGCCGATTAAGCAAATCCTCAACATCGTTGTCATCCTCTTTTTGGTCCTGTGGCTGCTCTCAGTCTTTGGTCTGCTGCCTGGCGGCACGGTTCCCCGGCTCCGATGACAAATCGCGGTGGTAATGTTTAACGAAGAGGAATCGCCCCATCATGGCAAAGTCTGACGACTACGCTGCTCAGGATCGGCAGTTCGCCCAGCAAGGGGACCGATACCAGCAGGAAGCGCGCCAGCGCGCCTACAACCAACAGCAACGGCGCGGCTGGGCTCAGGACTACCAAGCCGAGCAGTACGACCCGATGCTCGCGGGCCGAGGCGGCTACAACGAGCAGGAAGCCGGCGACATTCGCGGCGACTACACCGGCCTTGCGGCCACGCCCGAAGAACTCCAAGGCAACTTCCGCACGCAGCAAGAACAGAACGACGCTATCGGTGATCCGTGGCAGCGCGCGGCCTACTTTAATCCCGAGGGCATGGAGCAGGCGGGCTACGGCGAGAGTGATCGCGTGCGCGGCTCGATGGGCAGCTACCGGAGCGATATGCAAGGCGCGATGGACCCGTACGCCGCGAGCATGGAAGCGGCCATCGCAGACCAGCAGGGCCAGTCCATCGATCCCAGGTACAAGGCGATGCAGGACGCCACGATTGCCCAAACAGGTTCTGACCGGCGGGCCGCTGTCGATCCATCACTCCTGCGTGCCGATAAGGCGGCGCTCGACACGATCCGCATGAGTCCCGAGGAGTATCAGCAAACGCTCGACGCCGCGGGGAACACGGTTGGGGAAAGCTATCGCGCGGCGGCGGATGACGTCGCTCGCCGCACGAGGGCCGCTGGGGCGAGCGCGCTGGGAATGGGTGCGGCGCGCGAGCGGCTCGAAAGAGCCTCGGCGGTCGACCGGGGCGATGCGATGCTCAACGCGAAGGTTGCGGCCGGCGCGGCGCGCGCGGGCAGGGCGGGTACCGCCGAAGACTTCCGGTTGCGCGGCGAAGAGGGCACCTCCGACCGCATGGGACGCGCGGCGATGGAAGCGGGCGACTTCGAATTCAAAGGCCGCTTCGGGATGGAAGACCAGCGCCTGGCGGCGGAGCGCGCCAAGCAGGGGACCAAACTCCAGGTTGCCAGCGAACTGGGGAAGGCGCGTCTTGCCAGTGCCAGCGAACTGGGCCGCGCGGGGATTGGCGTCGAAGAAGGAGCCGCGCAGCGCGCGGCGCAACAGCGCCAGTACAACGCGAGTCTCGGAACCGAGATGGCGACGGGGATCGAACGTGACACCGTTGCTCGCAGGACTTCGAATACGACAGACCGCCAGGCGGTCAACCAAGCCAACCAAGCCACGCGCTACGGCCAGGGGATGGGTATCCAGCAAGCCAAGACCGCTGGAGCGCAGAGAGTGGCGGATAAGCGGATCGACGCGCAGTATCGGGGACAGGATTACCTCGACCGCACGCAGCAGCAAGCCGCCGCCGAGCAAGGGCAAGAGTACGACCGGGGCCAGAACGCCTGGCAGCAACAGGGCAGCATGATGCAAAACACCACCAACTCGCAGATCCAGCGCGATTCCCAGCCCAAGCCTTGGGAGAAGGCGCTCGGTATGGTGATCGGCGGTGCAAAGGCCGCTTCCGGATTCAAGGCACTGGGAGGTTAATTCGATGCCGTCAGAATGGGTTAACGATTTTCAGCCGGCAGGAGCCGCTCCCGCCGCTCCCAAGCCGATGGGGGCCGCACCCGCGCCCATGCAGCAACCGGCACCACCGGCACAACGAAGGCCGATGGGACGCCAGCAGATGCAGCAGCCCGGCGGGGCTCCTCCCGGCGGCGGCGGAGGCCGCTGGTGGCAGAACCCAGGCGGGGCGATCCGGCCCCCGATGGGCGGTGCGCCCCCTGCGGCTGGTGGAGCTCCCCCGGCTGCGGGCGGTGCGCCTCCTGCGACGGGCGGTGCGCCTCCTGCCCAGGCTGGTAGCCTGCAAGCCGCGCCTCCCGGTACGAATCCCGCCTGGTCTGCCGTCAGTCAGGCACAACGCTTCGCGCAGCCGGCGGCTCCCGCACCGGCACCGGCAGCGCCTCCCGCCGCTGCCGCACCGCCCCCGGCACCAGCCCCGCCCCCGGCGGCACCGCCGCCAGCGCAGGGCAGTTCCTTGCAAGCCGCTCCCTCCGAAGGCAACGCCCAGTCTGCCTGGCAAGCGATTGCCGGCAACATGCAGAAGGGTTTGCAGGGTTATCCGTCCAGGGAAGCTGATCCCAGAGGGGCCGATCCCAGATCGGACATGGCGCGGGCGCAAGAACAGCAGCGGTACGAACAGAGCCAAAGACAGTACGCGGCGGGCCCCGGCGGCGGCGGGCAATTTGACCGGGCCAGTTATTTTGAGCCAGACCGCCGCAGTCGGGCGTTCGGACCCCCGCCTCCCAACGGAGTAGCCAGCTACGGCGTTGCGCCCGTGGAAGACAGGGCCCTCCAAGTCGCGCCCGAGTCGGCGGATGCGCGCACCGCCATCGAAGCTGCCGCCGGTCCCGCCCCGCCTCCAGAGTCTTCGCTTGTTTCCGCAGCCGCCGGCCGAGGGCTCCCGCCTCGTGGCATGGGACGCGGCGGAATGGGACGTTCGTTTGGCCGAGGACGAGGTGGTCCGGTCTATTAAGCTATGGCCTCCTACCCTTCCCTGAAGTACGGAACGCCGCCTATCGTCGATCCGCGGTACCAGAAGCCATTCGACTGGAACGGAGAAGAGGAAGACCCTCTCGCGATCCCTCCCCAGGCGCAGTACGGCCCGGCGGGCCCGGCGGCTCCTCCGCTCGATATGCGGAACCCGGTAGCGGAAGACACAGATCCGTTTTCGTACGACAGGCTCGCTGCCAGGAAGTCGCAGCCGTTCCAGATGACTCCGAAGCCCCCGATGAAACCTCCGATTGGCGGATGGTCAAGCGGGCCTCCCCAACTGGGCGCAGCCCTGGAGAACGCCGGGCCCTTGCCTGACATGCCGCAAGGTCCGATCCAGACTCCTTCCGGTAGGCCACCTACGGTAGGTGAAGAGTGGATCGACCCGGGCGAAGACCCGTTCCTGACCGACTGGAACTCGGCGGCTGCGGAACGTGACGCCCACAAACGGGCGAAGCCGCTGATGGGCGACAAGAAGTACGACAAGCCGCTCTGGCAGAAGCTGCTCATGGTTGGCTCGAACGCCGCCGCAGGGTACGTCAATGCCGGCCGGCGCACGCACATCGATCCGTTCAGCGACAAGGAAATTGCGGCCCGGCCCAAGTACACCGCCGCGATGGACGAATGGGGTACCGAGGAGAAGGCGCTCGAATCCAGGATGGGGAGCCTGCAGCAGAAATACCAACTGCGGCGCCAGGCTGATGCCGACCAGCGCGCCAACAAACTCTCCAAGCGCCAGGACATCATCGCCGATGCCCAGATCGAAGAGCTCAACGCGCGAGCCGAGCAGCGACGCCGGCCCCCGGTGGTCAAGCCCACCAACCCGTTCATGTATACGCCTGGCGGCGCGCTGAACACGCTGACGGGCAAGATTCAGGAGGGGACCGAGCCACCGGAGAAGCAGCAGAAGATCGATGCGCAGCAAGTAATCTTGGATCCCAAGTCGACGCCGGAACAGATTGAGAAGGCGAAAGACTACCTGCGGATGATCCATCCCCCGAAGCAGGGCGGCGGCGGCGGGGCCGGCGGCGTCATGGAGCGGTTCGAGGCCACTCAGCGCCGGCTCGAATTGCAGAACCAGCGCAAGATGCAGACCGACGTCGACGAGATCGAGTACGGCGTTCCCGGCAAGCCGGGGCTGTGGCAACGGCGGTCCAAGATTGGCAACGAGATGTCTGCGCTCGACAAGAACAAGCCCAAGCCCGGCACTCCTGAATCGAGCGACGAATACCAGAAGTGGCTGAAAACCTGGAAGGCGAACGCCGATCCGGACGCTGCCGCCGAGTACGACATCCTCACCAACGAACTGCGCAACGTCACCAAGAAGAAGCTCGACAACGGCTGGATTGACCGCGACCAGTACAACAAGATCATGCAGGGCTTGGCCGGCGGTGCGCCTGCCGGTGGTGGGGGCGCGGCGGCTACGGGCGGCGGCGGGCAGCAGACCACGGGCAAGACGACGCCGGGCAAGATGCGCAAGCACCTTGGGGCATTCGACTCTCAGTAGGTTGAACAATGGCAGCGCCATCCCTAGCAGCCCCCAAAGGCTTCGATCTCGACGGAGCACGCCGGGAGGGTTACAACGATACCGAGATCGCGGACTACCTCGCCGGTTCGCGGGGCTTCGATATTGCCGGGGCGCGCAAAGAAGGCTATTCCGATCAAGAGATAATCGGGCACCTCAA